TTGTACTTGGGCTGAGAGTTGATATGTACCGTCAGGATTTTTCTCGTAGAGCAACTGATCAACCTGCTTGCTCAGGTCATACCGCTTTGCCTGCTCCGCTCCGGGCGTGATCACAACCTTGTCGTAACCACCCTTGACAGCGTCATCCATGATTCGCTTCATTGTTAGCTCATGCCAGTTCTTCTTGAATGGAGCATCAGGGATTTTATTGGACTGAGAATCTGGTTGAAGCCTATTCATTACACCAACCCATTCTTGTTTTTGCTCTGGCGTTGCATTCAAGCCATAAGATTCAATTTCTTTCCGTTTATTATCTAATGCTTTGCGCTCATCTTCTGGTAGTTGATACCCCTTCTTACGCCCCTCTTGATGAAGGTCAGACTGGATCTCCTCAACGTGCAGTATCTTCTCGCCGTTTGGCCCAGCCCTATCCGATACCCGCGCATGAGCTAAGTAGTTATCAACATCAGGGAAGTGCGATGACTTGTAATTACCAGTCTTGCCATATGTTGGAAGAACTTCGTAGTGCTTGCTGAACTCTGGATCTCTTGCAATCTCTGCATCCATAGCAGCCTTTGCCTCAGCCCGTGTTGTGTAGACGCCCTCTGGCTGATAGCTGAGCGGCTTTGTCTGCGGGTGCTTGATCCCCACCCTAAATCCATTCACTGGACTGGGAGGATAGCTAAGCACTATCTCCCGATAGTTGCTGCCGCCGGGAACAACGTACTGAGCATACTTAGTCTGCTCTCCGATATCATTCCCGCCACGACCAAGCTGCTGCGCCTCATACCGTTGCACAGCGTCATAGTAAGGAGTCCAGTTGCTAGTACGCATAGCTTGATGCTCAAGCCTATCAAGATCACTTTGCGTAAGAAGATCACCCTCACTACGCAGCACCGTTTCGCTTGGCATTGAAGACGAACGCTCTTTTGCAATTTGCTCAACATCAGCCTTTGAGATTGACTTCGTCCCTTTAGGGCTAGGCGTCACCTCAAAATACTTCTCTTGCTTGACCGTGTTCCCTTTCTTGTCAGGCTTCTTCAGGTTGACGGTTCGCGTCTTCTCAACAATAGGAACACCTAACACTTTGTCGAGCTTACGATCAAGGACTTCCTGCAGCTTTACTCCCGGCTGCTTGAGCAACTCCTTGAGCATCTGGTCAGGCAACGCCTTAGCAGGCAAAGCATTCAGAGCTTGGTCAACAGCCGAATAGAACGGCTTAGCAGTCTTACCCGCAGCCAATAGACCAGAGACTATAGGGTTAGCCATTACAGGGGTCTTTCATCAACGATCAAATCGTCGGAGGTAATCTCACCACCCTCTGCGGCTTTGATAACGCCACCCTTCTTGTATCCAGCGTTAGGGTGAGTCTTTCTCAAATAACCCATAACGTGATCAAGCCATTCAGCATTCGTCGGCTGGAAAAGATCTTTCCTCAACATCAAAGCACCAGTCACTTCATCAGCAGTAAGAGGTCTTTGTTCTTTTATACGACCAGTTTTAGGATCTATCGCAACTTGAGGGAACCCTTCTTTCATTCCCTTTTCATAAATATCTTTATAGAAAACTCTAGATGGAACATTGTGCTTCAACTGCACTGGACGAGATCCGTGATAGCCAGTGTCGTAACTGAAGTGAGCAACATCTTTAGGATCCGTTATCAAACCCTTTGATGGGTTTGTTTCAAAAATGGCTGATCCAGTCAAACCTCTTGGCGCACCTACAAGATCAGGATGAATAATCGCATCAGCAATATCTTCATAGTGCGGGAATCCCATATTGCGAAACTTTGCAGAACTAGCTAGATCAATAATCTTCTTTCTTAATTCTCCAGCACCCTTGATAGGGAATCCGTTCACGCCTCTTAGCTGAGAAATAATGTCTGGATGTCCAACACCTAAGAAATTAGGCTGTGCAAGATATCCTGCAGATGGCAACTTTATTGCTCTATTAAATTCGTTTAATGCTTTCTTTGACAATTGCAAATAAGGCAGTTGAGTAATAATTGATTCAGCAACAGGCGTAGAAAAGTTAATAGACTCTGGCCCCATTGCTGAAAAGCTTCCATAAGGATTCTCTCCAGTCTTTTCTGCCGCTTCAAGTAAGTTGGAAAGTTTCTTGTCTGCCATTCCTTTCATCGAAGCATATACACCTTGCCTCTTTGCAGCCTCTTGGATGAATGGATACATAAATCCAGCTTGCACAGGAACATTTTGCGAAAGAGGTATTCCCGCTATCTGACTCAAGTCATATCCACCACCAGATGTATCGCCAACAAAAGGAACCATTGGTCTACCTTCTTTGAAATACTCTGGGGTAACAATCTTTGGCGATGACATAACTACATTCGGTGTTGCAATGGTCGGGCCAGATGTTGTTTCCCGTCTGACTACCGCTGGCGTCTCTAATGCACCAGCATATCTTTTAACTGCAGACTTCTCAGCAGATACCAAAGATTCAAAATCTCTTCCCGGATATAAAGTATCCATTGCAAATTCTTGCCGACTTAAACCACCCAGCCCTTTAGGTACTACCCCCGGAGCCAAGCCCTGCTTTTGCATAAGCTCCATGACCATCTTGTCGGCTGTCGGGCCTAACGTCCTGCCAACAGCTTTAGCCGCAGCAGGAACTTTCCCAATCAATGGCAGATAGTTCAGTGGATCCAGCCCTACCTCAGCAGCCGTTGCCGCCAATGGGGATCCAGTTAGCGACAATGCTTTCTCGCCTATGTACTGAGCAGGCTTACTCAGTGGCTCTAAGAACTTAGCCATACCCTCAACCTTGTCGCCAGTCTTCTGGTCAGAAGGCAGAGCCATGTATCGCCTCTGCAGATCCTCTGTTGCCTCTGCAGCCATCTTAGGATCGCGTGTACGCGCCAATTCAACCAGACCTGCATATCCAGCAGGTATAGCCGCTCCCAAGCCTGAGAGCATCGTGCCTACCGCCTCAGCCCCGCTCGTATCAAAAGTTCCACGGGGCTTCTTACTGATCGGCCTATAGACTTGCCTCTCTTCTGGCGTAGGCTCAGCCTCACCGCCCACAGCACGCTTGACGGGATGCTTCCACATAGCCATCCGCATCGCGTCCTGAGATACCTCGCCACCCTTAGCCTTTTCATTTGCGAGTAGGTCAGGAGCAGCTACACCTAGCGCCGCTGCGGTTGCAGCATCCCTGCGGAACGGATCAAAGATGGCGAAGCGGGAACGGATGTTGTCGGGATTTAAACTCCCCACAATAGATGAAAGTTCCCCTTGTCCTACCGTTGTAAATCCGGGGTCGCGCATTTGATTGAATACAACAGTATCGTCCTTTGACTTTCTTGCGTCTTTAATTGCTTGTTTTACGAAATCCGCATCGTATCCTCTTCCGTACATATCCCAAAGTGACGCGCTATCACTGCGTATTTTGAGTGGCATAACATTTGATCCTGACGGATAAAATCTATCGACAATCCCGTTGTTGTTGTAGTACGGCCCTGCCACAAATTCATTCGCCACACTTGGATTATTGGAACTGAACACTGCTTTTTCTGCTTTTGTTATGGTTGTTCCTTCGCCAGCTTTGCCTAAATCAAATTTAGGGAAATCATTCATTGTTGCGTGATAAACATCGGTGTTAAAACCCATCGCCTTCGCCCTCTGCTCTGGCGTGTTGTCAGCAGACAGTCCTAGACCGCCCTTCTTAACAGGCAGGGCTGCACGTTGCTGGGCTAGGCGCAGAGCCTCGGCTTGTGGTGCGGCTATCTTGGGCGCTGCACGTTCAACAGCCTTAGCCGCCTTAGCAGCTTTAGCAGCAGCCTGAAGTCCTGAGAGGATGGGGTTAGCCATGTTCACTGCGCATAGGGGTTCCCTCGCGTCGATAGAGTTTCGTCTGCGTAATCGGCATCATCGTACTTATCTTCAGGGTTAATGTCCAGCCATCCCGTATCCTTCAAGAATCGAATAGCTTGTGTCGTTGAGTCTACATAGTCGTCATGCGTGGCATCAGGGAAGCTACACAACTGGCTCAGGAAGCCCTCAGCCCAGTCCTTCACATAGCCCTTCTTATGGCTGGACTCAGGTAGCCATACCCGCCCCGTCGAGAAGATGGACGCTGTGATCTGCAGCCTCTGCATCTTGTCAGCCCTGCCCGGATTCCACGCTCTAACAGGCAGGCGCATCTGGCGTAGCTCCTGAATCAGCGAGATCCCCGCAGCTTTGTCCTCGACCAGCAATAGGTCAGGACGCTTAGCTTCCTTACCCTCACCATAGCTTACCTTCCACTCCTCCAAGACCTTGGGCTTGAGATGGGGGAAGTCTAGATGCTCAGCCCAGCAATCGATCAGCAAGACCGCCAGAGGCCCATCCAAGGGCTTGAAGATGCCCCATGTCGTCATCGCCGTAGGATCGTTGTGCAGCTTCTCGCTGAAAGCGCAGTCATAGGACTGGATGATGTACTCAAAGCTGGGGAAGGGCTTGTTCGCAGGCCAGAGCTTAAACATATCTCGGCTAACAACTTTACCATCCTCCAGATCAACGATCTCACCCAGAACCTCCTGCTGGTACAGCTTTGATCCCTTGTACTGCTCTAACTGCCTGCTGAACGTCGAGGACAGGTTATCAATGTTCTCGTAGGTCGAAGCCTTATCGACCACCACATCGTCACCCTCACGGCTTAGGAGGTCGAGGATCAGATCCTTGTTCTTGGGTGTGGTCGTGGCGATGACTCGCGGTCTGTCCCCTAACCTCAGACCCAGCATCATCATGTCCCAAGCCTCCCCCGCCCCCAGATACTGGAACGCCGCCAGTTCGTCTGCCCAGCAATAGTGGAACTGTGGGCCTCTTAAACGCTCGTAGGAGTCGGCAGATATCCCCCTGATCGTCGAGCCGTTCACCAAAGTGATCAGGTGATCCTGCTTGTTGTAGTCCTTGACCAGTGCTGGAGGGATGCACGCCAGTAGACCTGACGCCCCCTCGTAGCAGGTATGCTTGATGTCGTTGCTTGTCGGCGCTAGAACTAGACATCTGACTCCCGGTTCCTTCCACGCCCACCACCACAACGCCTCTGCCGCGCACCTAGTCTTACCTGCCCCTCTACCCGCAAGAAGCAGCCAAATTGACCAATCGACCTCAAGCGGGGGCGGGATCTGGTGCTTGTGCGCCCTATCGACCCATTCCATCCTTGCAATCCAAGCAACTCGCTCCGTATCGGGCAGGGAGTTAAACGCCTCCGCTTCCAGTACATCAGTCGCCAGCACGCTTCTTCATTTCCATGTTGGACAGGATGGCGTGGAGTTTCTCGTAGGTGGCGTCCTCAACCTTGATTGGAGCGCCTCCCTCGACGCCCTCAACGCCCAGCCGCTCCCCGTAGACCTTCGGGAGGTACTTAGCTGCCAACCACTTGCGTCCGTCCATCCTGAGCCTGTTCCAAGCGATTGAGCCGCTATCTAGCTTGATGTTCCCGAACTCATCGCATACTTCGAGTGGCTTTTGGTCAATGATCTGGACGATTTGATCAGCGAAGGTATGCGCTCCGTCCTTCCTTGCTTCTTCGTACTGCTTACGGAAAGTTTCGTATTTACGTAGCCACATATAGATAGTGGTTACTGAGGGCATATGGTCGTCTAGGGATATCTTGCTTACTGGCTCCCCGCACGCCAGTCTTCCACATATCTCTGCGCAGATTTCGTCAGTGATATCGGAGGGTCTACCAATCAGGCGTGGATTGATGACCCGTTTGTTTCGCGGCTTCAACTTTGGCATTTTGCGAAAACGCTCTTCCGTTGATTAATAAGGATTTTTAGGTAAGCAAAGTAGTATTGTTACCACCCTAGCTTCCGTTTTCACCTCTCCAAAACAGA